GTATCATGTCTGCACGCACAAAGGTCTTGCTGTAGTGCTTTCCGTCCTTTTCCCATGCGTAGGTGTCAAGCTCGCCCTCGATTGCGACCTGTCTGCCCTTGACCATGTATTCGGCAATCCTGCCGATGTTCCATGTCTCGACCTCAAAGAAACGTCCCTCGTCCTTCCACTGTCCGTTTTCCTTGATCCGCTTGTTCACGGCGAGCGTGAAAGAATACTTCACGCTCTCCGAATACTGCTTTGACTCCACATCTTTCGTGAGCCGTCCGATAAGGATTACCTTGTTGATGTCTGCCATATCCTGCCTCCTCAGAACGTCAGTTCGCCGTTGTCACCGAAAGGTGTATCCTCGAAGCTCTCTGGGCCGCCTGTAAGCTCAGGTGCGCTCTCAGCCTTGGCTTCTTCCTTTTTCTCGGACTTCTTCTCTGTCTTGGCTTCTTTCTTGGTTTCCGCCTTGGGCTGTTCAGCCTGTTTCGGGGCATCGATATTCGGCTGTTCCTCAACCTGTTCGATGATGGGGTTGTCGATGTAGTCAGCGTCCGTGATGTCCAGTCCGTCAGAACTGTTGACGGCAATCTGATCGCTTCTCTGTGCCTCGACCATCTGCGTTGACAGGACTCCCCACTTGGAGAGCGTCAGCTTAGTCACTGTCTTCTCAGCCATGGCATCGAAAGCTGTTGTCCATGTCGAGGACTGCGTGCCGTTCTTGAGGTCATACTGATAAGCCATGGAGAATCTTCTGGCGTGGGCTTCGGCCTCCGCCTTGCTCATGTAGGACATCTTCTCGAATCCGCTTACGAGGGCGAAATAGAACACGTAGCCTACGATGTTCTCCTTGCGGTCATTGTCCCTGTCACCGCCTGTCACCAGATGGTATTTAAGCTCGCCCTTGAACGGATCATAGCCGTCATACTCGTCTGCGTAGACCTCGGTGACGTTCATGGTGCGGTATTTGCCTGTCCTCATGGCGAGCTGCACAAAACCTTTCCATCCCATCTGGAACTGAGGCACTTGCTCCTCGCACCACTGTCCGTTTGCGTCCTTGAACTTGTGCTTGTACGGCACGATGGACGCAAATCCGAGGTTAGGGTTGATGTCAAGGTTCAGACTCGCTGCAATCATTGCACAGGCGACAACCGACATCGGATTGCACTTGGCGAGCTTATAGTTGCCGTTGACGGCACTGACAAGGCTTGCAAGAAACTGATTTGCCTTGTCCTGACTTCCCAGCACGTCTGCGAATCTGTTGACCATCATCGGTCTCTTTACGATGTCGCTGACCGTGACCTGCTTTTCTTTCTTCTGTTCCTTTACTGCTTCAAGACTCTGCATTGATTTCCTCCTTTTTCTTCACAAGTCCGTGGATGTTGTTTGCCCTGAAATACTGGATGAGACAGCCGAACTCCGCCTCGTTCATGTCCACCTCAAGGTGATAGCGGAATCTTGCGACCTCGCTCGGCATTGCAACCTGTCTCGATGTCTCAGGCTCGGCTTCTTCCTCTGCCTTTGGCTGTGCCTGTGCGACAGCCTCCTGAGCCTTTCTCTGCTCCAAGAGCCAGTTGTACTCCTGGATGGTCTTGGGAACGTCTCCTGTCTCCCTGTACTTTGTCAGGGCTACCGCCTTGAGCGATTCGTCAACAAGCGTCTGGGCGAGGACGGAGATGTCGTTCCTGACCTTCTCGATGATCGCCTTGATTTCTTTTTTGACCTTGCTCATGGTGAACGTGGCGTTGAGCCATGATGGGTTCTCTGTGAACGTGCAGTTCTTGATGAACTTGGCGAGCTTCGGGTCGTTGAGTTCCATAAGCTCATCGTTCCAAGCGTCTTCGATCTCACCTTTCTTGGTCTCGATTCTCTTGGTCTCGAAAGCGTCCAGTTGGACTGTTATCGGGGTGATGACCGCATCTATGCGCCTGTTGGCTTCCTTGCAGAACGACTCCACATCCTCGTAGGGCTTGAGGATTTCCTTTTTGACATCCTTTCTCTTGGTGTCGATAAGCTCCTTTGCCTTTCTGAGCTTGGCAACGGTGTCCTTGCCTTTCTTGACCGTATCCTCGGTGAGCGTGATGTCCTTGAACTGCTCCAAGGTCACGTCCAGATAACCGAAAAACTTTTTCCTGTTGTCGATGATCTCAGGAAGCGTCTTGACCGAAAGCTCGAATCCGACCTCCTGCGTCTCGTTGACAACCTCGTAATCCTTGATTTCCTCTGCCATTTACAGTCTCCTTTTATGGTCTGTTTCTATCTCGTATTGCGTCTGATGCAATATCCGAATCAGAATTTCTTTCCGTGGCGGTTCGTGGGACGCTCCTTGTTGTACTCCATCTTGCGTCTGACCGCCTCGTCAATGTCGATCTTGAAAGCACCGCAGAACGAGAACACACGGATGAGTATGTCCGCAAGCTCGTCCTCAAGCGTGTCCTTGAAGTAGGTCTCGAAGAACTGTACCTTCTGTGCAGGACTGACCTTTGCGGCCTTGATAACGTTGTCCACAAGGTACTCACGCTCGCTGATGGTGTCGTCCCTCTGGATTGCCTCGATAGCCTCCGAGACCTCGCTTGAGACAAGGGCAAGATAGGCTATCATGCCCTCGATTGTCATTTTCTCAGTGTAGAAACCGTGCTTTCTTGCAGTCCCGACAGCCTCAAGGCAAAGGTCATTGAGGCTCTTTCCGCAGCTCTCGATTATCTTCTGTCTGTCCGTCTTGTCCATGTTCAGCCCTCTCTCGATACTCCGTTGATGTATTTCTGTCCGTCATCGTCAAAGTAGAAGATGCTTCCGTTGATGGTCTCGACACACCACAGATCGACTCCGTTGTACCGCTGCGGATACATTGCCACGATGAAATCAGGGTTCAGCAGAATCGGAAGTTTCTCAAGGTTTCCGTTGCTGTCCATTGTCGTAAGCCTGTCTGGGTTCTTGTTTCCGCTTGGTATTTTCAGAAGCGGAAGATGTTTCGGTCTCTGCATTTATCACTCCTTTATCAGAAAATCCTCGTTGAAGGTCTGATTCCTTTCTCAAGGTTATTCCAGAACTCAAGTTCCTTTTTCACGATGAAGTCCGCATTTGCCCTGTAGTCCTCATCGTCACGGCGGATGTAGGAGTAGCGGTACTCCGTCCTCTTGTACGGTGTCCTCGGAACAGGCGAGCCGTCCGAGAAATCCCATTCCGTGATGCTCAAAACTGCCACCAGAAGGTTGAAGTCCCATCCTGTGACTTCCATCTGGTGAATCTGCTGCACGAGATAGTATTCGGGAATACCGCCGTTCCACTTCTCAAGGTCTGACCTGTGCGTGACCTCGATCTTCTTTATCTCAAGGACTCCCATCTCGTGCGTGTCCAAGTCCTCAAGCTCTCCGTCAAGCGTGCAGAACATGAAGGGATGCTCGTCACTACGGAGGATGTCGTAGCCCCTGTAGGTGACTCTGTAGCGGTCTCTGTTCTCCACTGCGAACAGGTCACGGATAAGCGGTTCTGCCATGATTCCGCCCTCTATGCGGTCATTGGTGAAACTCCTGGGCTTGGAAATGCCTCTCTTGACCGAATAGAGTTCGTCAAGGTTGCCGTATGCGCCCCTGATTCCGCATATCAGTGCGGCCTCGCTCGCTCCGATACCGAACATGGGCTTGTTCCTTGCCTTGAGCCATTCGTCACGGCTTTCATGTCTCTCTCTCGTCATGGTGCTATCCGCCTCAATAGATTCAGCGTGTGTGTTACAGTCGCATGGTCTCTTTCAAGCTGCTCGACTGATTCCTCATACCGCTTGCGCTTTATCTCCCTTCTGAGCCTTTCCACGTCACGTGTGCATGACGGATTTATGGAGAGCCAGAAGTCCGAGCTGTCCTCATCGAGAATGAAATCTTCCGCCTCCCTGCGCTCTTTCTCATTCGTGCCTTTGTTGCGGTACTGCCTGATTGCGAAAGACAGTACGGCTTCGGCAAGTGCGAGCGCACCGTTGGAGTTGGTGATTTTCCCGATGCAGAAACGCTCATTGAATTTCGGCATCCGTCTGTCCTCTCTGCATCCTGTGTGCGGACGGAAGCCTGTTGAAGTTCTGCTCGTAGCCGATTCTCAGCAGGTCTGCCTCGTTGATGATGTTCAGAAGTTCTTTTTCAACGACCTTGATGTCCGACTCCTCGTGACAGGCGTTGGTTATATCCATGAACATGGCGATGTGCTGGATTGCCGTGATTCCTGCCGAAAGGACAAAGTTCTTGCGTTCCTCTATCGTGTTCCTTGCCATTGTCAGTCCTCGATTCCGTAGTCTTCGGGTGTATCCTCGTTGCCCTCGTCAATCCATTTGGTAATGCGCTTGAGGGCATCGAGGATTTCCTGTCCGAGATAATATGAGGGTTTGGTGCGGAAGGGCTTGATGAGTCCGAGCTTGCGGTATGCGTAAATCTTGCTCTTGCTTATCTGTCCCATGACCTTTCTTGCCTCATCCTCGGTGTAGGTTGCGTTGGGGTTGATGTTTTCCATTGCTCTGCTCCTAGAAGTGGAATCTGCTTCCACTTTCAACTGAAAAAAATTTCACTCGTTTCTTTCAGCGAAAGTCCAAGCATTTTCCTGAGTTTCTGTACTTCGGGAAGTTTGAAATCTGTCTTGCCGTTCATCTTATTGCTCATTGATCCGACAGATATTCCGATTGACTTCGCAACGAACTCCATCTTCAAGCCCTTGCTTTGAATGATGTCATTCAGCCTCTTAGTGTCAGTCATTTTTCGCTCCTAAGTGGAATTTCTGTCTACAATTTAGCGTAAAGTGGAATGACTGTCAACAAAAAGTTGTAAGAAAAATTAAAAAAAGTTGAAAAAACATCCACCATGTATTATATTGTAGCAACGGAGTTGAAAAATGGAAAATCAGATTGGAAACATCATCAAGAGATACAGGAAAATGCGTGACCTTTCACAGACACAGCTTGCGGAACTTGTCGGGTATAAAGACAAGACGAGTATTTCAAAGATTGAGAAGGGCATTGCCACAATTACGGTTGAACAGGCGAAAGCCATTGCAAAAGCTCTCAGGTTTTCTCCGATTCTTCTTCTCTGCGAGTCCTATGAGGATGTCGAGGAATTTCTACCTTATCTCGCTCAGTCAGACGAGACCACTCTTGACAACATAAGGGCGATTCTCGGTATGCCACGCAAAAAAAGTACTTGCGATTCTGGCAAGAAGATAGGTTGATTACACTCTGTGAGGTTTAATAGAGCCTGTAGAGTTTGGTATCGGTGAACATCGTTCCGATTACGAGATAGTCACCGAACACAAGCCAGTAGTATTCGGTTGACATTCCGTTGGCTGTGAGTTTGATTCTTGATTTATCACCTGCCACCGTCATCGAATAACGGAAACTGGACTTGTTTGAGCCGTTGTATCTGTAGCAATAGTCCGTGGAGAATCCGTAGCCGTATGTCTCTCCGTACTTGTCCGTTTCTCCGAAAACCTTTCCTTGCAGCATGGACAGATCGTGATAGGTTGTCGGGTTCATCATGTCGTCCGAAATCCTTACGAAAATGATGGACTCGCCATAAGCGTTGTCGTATGTGAATCCGACACATTTTCCAGTCGATGAATCGGTGACGAATATGATTTCCGCACCTTGGACGTTTACTCCTGGGAATGAGAAATACAGCAGGTTGTCGGCAAAGCTCCATGTTCCTGTCTCAATATCGCTGTCAAAGTAATAGAGGTTGCCGTTGGGAGCAAACGAGAAGACGGAATACGTCATGCCGTCATAGCAGAGGTATGTACCGCCTACGGTCTTTGTGTCCGAATATGCCGTTGTCTTGATGTTTGTCGAGGCTGAGAACGGATATTCCGAGAACGGCTCAGGTTTCTCAGGCTCTTTGCATGACATGACGCAAAAGGCGACAATCAGGACTGTCAACAGAACGGAAATGGTCTTTCTCATCATAAACTCCTACTTTTTATATAATACTATGGAATATACGGAAAGCAAGTCAAATATCCATGCCCTGATTCAGAATCTGAATCTGGCTCTGTACTGTCGCCCTGTTGATGTGCTTTCTCTCGGTCTTGTCGATGTTCTGTTTCAGCTTTTCCTCGATGGTGTCCCACTGTTCGGGAGAGAACTTGTATGCGCCCAAGAGGTAGAAACAGGCCGTGGCATAGTTGGTGCAGTCCAATGCCTCGTTCCTGTCTCTGAGTTTCTTCCAGTAGCCTCGCTTGTGTCTCTCGTCTGGCTCTATGTAGACCTCAGCACACAGCTGCCGACAGGTTTCCTCGGAGATGTCTTGTGGCAACAGATAGAGTCCGTTGACCGTGTGTTCGGCGTTGTCCTCAGTCCTGAAAGCGTGGTAAAGCTCGTGTTTAAGGTAGGATGCACCGACAAGGTAGTAGTAGAACACGCCCGATTCCCTTTGTTTGTTCTGAGACCGTGAACGCTCTGCCGTGGAGTATCCAGGGCGGTCTTTCTTCATGGTGGAGATCGGGCTTTCCATGGTGTCGTCTCCTCGCACGAGGATGAACCGCTTGTTGTCTCCGACTCTTTCCCAGAAAGCGTTGACAGTTGCCGTCTGATAGTTCCTGTCCATTGCGTTGCACATACTCGTCATGCGTAAGCCGTCTTTCCTGTGCCACACGCCCTTGTAGATTTCGCTGTACCAGTCCTGATAACACTTGGCGTTGATGTCCTTTGTGGTCTCGCCCTCGGCACATGGGAATATCCGCACGTCAATGAGCTTTGCCCTACAGTTCTTGCACCATCCCCACACCAATGTCTCGATACGATCCTGCTGCACGTCCGAACCGCTTGTCAAAAACAGCACGTCCTCTGGCACTTCTCCGAGATTCCAGTCCGAGCGTTGAGCGTCATTGAGGACTCTCTGCCAATCGGGAGTCTGACTTTCGGAGACGTACTGCTCTGCCAAGATTGTGTTGTAGAACGAGATCATGTCGGACTCAAGGTTCTTGGAAAGAGCCTCAAGGTAGGTTGTGACTATACCCTCCCATGTGAGCCATGGAGAGTACAGTCCGTTAAGCCAGAATCCGACCTTCTTCGGGTCTGTTATCTCGCTGTTGGTGGGAATCCACACACCCTGAGCCATCATCTCGGCCTTGTCCTCGTCATGGATGATGTAACCGCAGTTCGGACACTCATACCACGCCCTGAGAACACGTGTTCCCTCTGCCTCCCATTCCATTCTCGTCCACTCGAACTCATGCAGGTGTCCGCAGTGTGGACACGGCACGAAATAGTGCCTCATGTCCGTCTGCGAGTATTCGGACAGAATCTTCGACTTTCCGTTTATGGGAGTGGAGCAAATGAAAATCTTGTGCCGTCCGTAGAAGGTGTTTGTCCTGCGCCTTGCAAGGTCTACAGGCGATCCCTCACCGCCGACATTCAGTGGCATGGCATCCACCTCGTCTATGAACGCATAACGGCAGGGGTTGCTTCTCCATCCAGCGGCGGCCTCTCCAGAGGCAAAGTACAGCGTACCGCCAGCAAACATCTTCTTGTCCTTGGTGTCACCGCTTTCACCCCGTCTCTTTGAGAAAATCTTTGCCTTGATCTGAGGGTTTGCGTCTATGAACGGATTGAGCCTGGACTGCACGAAATTGTCTTTCTGTTTCTCGTTGGAGAATCCGAAAAGCATATTGGCAGGTGCGTTGACGATGTTGAAGAAGATGTTGTTCATCATCAGCTGGGTTTTGGAGACCTGTGCAGCTGCCACGAATATGACCTCGTTGTACGGAGACAGGGGATGCAGACATTCGCATATCTCACGGATGTACGGAGTTCGGCTCATGCGGTACTGTCCGTATTCGCTCGTCATCTCCTGCGGAAGATACAGCCCTTCCGACCACTTCTCTATCGTGGTTTCGGGAATGGGCTTGATTGCGTTTGCCAAGGCATCACGCAGAACTGGATAGTTCGCCCTGAGAAGGTTCTGTAGATAATCCTCCAGTTTGGCGTTAGTTCTTTGCGACTGTCTCATCTATGAAGTCCTGAGTGGTCTCCTCTGCCTCGGAGAGCTTCTTTGAGAGGTCTGCGAGGATGTTCTTTACCTGAATGGTCAACAGGCGGAATATCTCTGCCTCAAGGTTGTCGGGAGGTGTCCGCCATTTCTCCACGCTTTTCTTGATGTTCGCCACTATCAGGGACGAGATACGGCTTGGAATGGTCTGCACGACATCGGACATCTTCGTCAGGATTTCGCCGTAGAGCGAGATTGCATCTGGTACGGATATAAGCTGTCCTGTCTCGATCTTGAGCTTGTTGAGATTCCTCAGTGCGTCTATGGCGATCTTCTTTGCTTGATAATAGGCAACCGACCCGACAGGAGCTTGGATGTTGTCGATGTCGGGTATGCTGTCGAAACGGCTGAAAGAAGGGTCAATCCCCATCTGTCCTGTCTCGTAGACCTCGCTGTCCCCGATGTGCTTTTCCAGTTTGTCGAAATTCTCTTTCTTTTTGCGAGGCTTCTTGGATGAAACCTCGGTTTCGGACTTTGAAGTGCCGTTTTCCGACTTTTTTTCTCCGAAATCGGCAGATAAAAGTCCGTTTTCCGTTTTTTTCCTGCCACGATTCTGCGGCGCACGCCTGTTGGCTTCCCACTTTATGCTCTCGGTTGTCCAGTCGATGAGCTTTGCCGTGCCGTCCGTCTTTCCCGAAAGTTCTATGCGTCCTTTCTGTATGGCGTACTGCACAGCCTGTCTCTGAGTCCCGATTCTTCGTGCGAACTCCTTTATCGAGACATACTCGTGGGAATCAGCCATCGAACTTCTCCTCGACTATGTAGGTTTCTCCCTGCCTGTTGGAGAAGACGACAGCCTGATCTCCGATGACGGCATTGAGCTTGTGGTCATTGAAACGGCATCCGTTGCGCCTGAGATATGTTGCCACCGTGTTTTTTCCGTATGCCGTGAAACACGTGCCGTATCTCATGTTGTGGATGATGTAGAACTGTGAACCTCGTCCCATGACACTAAATATAGCGCATAACACACGGTAAGTAAAGACATTTGAGCCGAATAAATCATTTTGTGACAACAAGTACCGAATAACTCACGATGGGGTATTGAAAAAGCATCTGAAAGGCTTGACACTACAGATAGTGTCCGAGAGGCACAGGGGAGACGCATGGCTTCGGAAATCATCAGATCGACAAGCGAGATAAGGGCAGACCTCACGTTCTGGCTCAACAGCAAGACCAACTGGCAGAACGCAATGGATGCTCTTGCCAAGGGCGGACAGTCCTTTGAGATGAGGGACGGAGACACAACAAGAGTCCTCACACGTGTCGATATCCCGAAGATCATCAAGACCATCCAGACAGCAGAGGCAAAGATAGCCAGTCTCAGGGCGGAGCTTGCAGCTGCCACTGGTACTGGAAAGAAACCATCAAGAGTCGCCTGTTTCAGAGGGGCATGATAAATGGCATACAAGCGCACAGTCACACAGAGAGAGAGAATTGCTCAGGTCAAGTCCGAGAACCCTTATGTCAGGACATCGAGGACTCAGCAGACCGACAACTTCAATCCCCTGTATTTCGACAACAACAACTTCTATCAGGGCTTCAATCTGTTCAAGGCTCAGAACCGTCACATGGGCGTGGCGAATGAAACCGTACTCGGTCACTCGATCATGTCCACAATCGTTGACGGCTCTATCGGAACAGGGCTTGCGTGCGAGAGTGCGGTCAACGAGGCATACTTTGACGGCATCATAGAGCATGAGGTGGTCAAGAAAGCGCAGAGGCGCATCGAGGCGAGATTCCAGATTTGGAGCATGAACCCCATCTACTGCGACCACTACCACATCTCAAGTCTTCCTGAGATCGAGAGACAGGCACTGACCATGCTCGTTGAACACAACGAGTTCTTTGCGCTCGTGCGTATCGTGCGTGTCTATGGAGAGATTTACCTGCCTCAGATTCAGCTTATCTCTCCGAGGATGGTGTCAAGCCCGAACAACGTGGATACTGACAGGATCATCTCAGGAATCGAGGTTGATGCAAGAGGACGAGAGATAGCCTACTACGTGAAGAAGGTCTCCCATGGAGAGCCGATTGCTACCGATTGGGAGAGGATTCCCAAGTATTCACGCAACGGCAGACTCCAGATGATTCACGTCAAGTGTGGAGTCCAAGAGCCGAATCAGCTCCGTGGCACTTCAATGCTCATGCCGATTGCTGACGGACTCGTGCAGATTGACCGCTTCAACGAGGCAAACGTTGCCAAGGCCGTAATCCAGAGTTCCATCGGTTTCGCCATTACGAAGAACAAGGATGTTGTCGAGAATCCCAACGATGACGCAGTTCGTGACATCGTTGAGGCATCGGTTGAGAACTCAGGCGAGCATAGGGATTCTCCGAGACCCAAGGAGGGACAGCAGACCGTCACCATCAAGCCTGGCATGACGATTTCGCTTCCGCCTGGACACGAAATCCGCACCATCGAGTCGAGTTCACCGACTCCCGATTACTGGAGCTTCGTCAACGGCTACCTCAAGCTCATGGTGGGCGGACGTATCCCTGCCCCTGAGAAGATTCTGAAATCATATCTGGCTTCCTACTCTGCATCTCAGGCGAGTATGCAGGAGTCACAGAGAGCCTTTGAGATATGGGTAAGCCTCCTTGCCGACAACTTCCTGGACATCGTCTACAAGCAGTTCGTGTGGTGTCTGGCAGCTCAGGAGCTTGTTGACCTCCCGATGTTCTTCGATGATCCGTTTGCTCGTGAGGCATGGTGCGAGTGTTCATGGTACGGCCCAGCTTTGATACACAACGATCCTGTCAAGGCCGCAAAAGCCTCGATCATGCTCCTCAATGCAGGACTTACAACCTACGAGAAGGAGTGCAGGAAGAACGGCATGAGCTGGGAGAAGACAATCACCAAGCTCGCTGAGGAGCGTGAGGTCATCAGAAAACTCGGTGTGAAGATTTCCGATGCTGATTCAGCCGAAATCTGGGCTGATGACGAGGATGAGGAAAAGGAAGACACCGATGACGATACCGATTTGGAAATGGAGGACAGAAGATGAGGAAACTCGCTTTCTACGCTGAAAAGAGCCTCATTGAGACCGATGACTTCTACGATGTCAATGCAAAGAACGGAAACCGTGATGCAAGAGACGCATCGGGTTATCTGACCAGATACGGCTTCAAGATCGACAATAACGGAGTCTGCATCATCACCGTAAACGATGAGCTTGTCGCAGAGTACGGATGGTACGGAATCGACTACAAGACCCTCGGAGGACTCATCGAGAGAGCCGAGGAGGATAAGAAGGTTGACCGCATCGTTCTGGACATCAACAGCCCTGGCGGAAGCGTAAGCGGACTGTTCGACCTCTGCGAGCAGATCAGGAACTGCGAGAAGCCGATATACGCCTACACAAGCGGATACCTTGCATCCGCAGCGTACACGATTGCAAGTGCCACGAGAGGCATCTACGCAATCGAGAGCGCAGCTATTGGCTCTGTCGGGGTGTTCATGTCGTTCTATGACGACTCCGAATGGATGAGGAAGAACGGCATCAAGGAGATTTCTTTCTACGGAAAGAACAGCGACAAGAAGAACCTTGATCCTGAAAGCAAGGAAGGTAAGGAGGTCTATCAGGCGGAGATCAACGAGCTTGAGGAAATCCTTATCAAGAACATAGCGAATTACCGTGGTGTCACCACGGACGAAGTACTGGAGAATTTCGGACACGGCCTGATGTTCCGAGGCAACGAGGCGTTGTTGAGGGGCATGATAGACGGCATTGTGACGGATTTCGACAGCTTCATAGAACACATTGCCGAATCAAATACGGCAGATGGAGGCACAGGCATGGCAAAGACGACAGAGAATGTTGTTTTGGCTTCTTCCGTTGAGGCTATCGACCCTGAGTTCCTTGCTCAGATTCAGGCTGAGGCAGCCGAGAAAGCAAGGGCAGAGGAACAGGCGAAGTCAACGGAACAGGCAAATTCTGCCGTAGCCGCCGAGCGTGCGAGGGTAGCTGCACTGGAAAGGTACGCTTCTCTCCCACAGGCGGAGATCAAGGCGATGGCAGAGAAAGCCAAGGCTGACGGCATAAGCGTTGCCGAGTTCGAGGAACAGTTCAAGGTCAAGGCTTTTGAGCTTTTCCAGAAGAACGAGTTTGCATCCGCTTCAAGGACTCCCAAGGAAGTACTTGCAGAGGAAGCAACCGAGAGCGCAACACTTGAGGCCGAAGTGGAACAGGATGGCGGACAGTCTCAGAGCGAGAAGTCCGACATGGAAAAGGGAAAAGAGCTTGCTGCATCACTGAAAGCAAGACTCAACAAGTGAGGTGAGACAATGGCTGGAGAGACCATCACAATCAACGATACCTGTCCGTTCATCATCGGCAGACATCGTGACACACGCAAGGCTGTTGTCGCTCAGAACTCAGGTGCAACCGCAGACATGAAGGCTGGCACGCTTCTGACCCCCGACTCTGACGGCAAGCTCGTTCCGTGCGTTGCCGCAGATGCAGGTCAGGGTATCAGTGCTACTTATCCTGTCTGCGCCCTTCTGAACGACATCCCGAAAGATGTCCTCAAGGCAGACGATGTTGAGGCCGATGTTGTGTACAACACAATGCTCAACAAGAAGTACGTTGAGGATGTCAACTCCGATCTGGAGATCGACGAGACATTCATCTGGGAGTCCGTGAAGAACGGACTTGACATCAGAGAAATGGTGTGAGGTAAGGCAAATGGCTACAACTAAGGAAATTGTCAACAACGTCTATACCTACGGACTGAGAGGTATGGAAAGGAAAATCCGCATGGGTGTTCCGAGAACACGTTTTCTCCAGGAGCATTACTTCGGCGGACAGGGGCTTGTGACCGCACAGAGGTTCATCAAGCTCAAGATCAGGAAAAGAGCAAGACGCGCAGCTGCACAGGCTGAGTGGAACAGCAAGGGCAACATCATCAAGGACAACAACGGCTTCTACTACAAGGTTGTGGAAGCTCCGTACTTCTATGATCGCCACGTCATCACTCCCGATGAGCTGGATCAGCTCGATTTCGAGGAAGATGTCGCCAATCCGCTTCCGTATGACCAGAAGATTCTTCTTGTCCTCCAGAACGACAGGGAAGACCTGTACGACAAGCAGGAGACAAGCAGGGAACTTCTCGCCTTTGAGGTGCTTTCCACTGGAAAGTTCGCTCTGATTGACGGAAGCGTGCAGGATTTCGGACTGAACGCATCCATGTTCGTCAACGCCGCCACCGACTCTGCTGGCAAGCTCAGTGCAGCTTCCAACAAGGCAAAGTGGCTGACCGACAAGTGCAAGGCGATCCTTGAGGATTCAGGAGTTCTCGTTGACGAGATTCTTCTTGACCCCGATGCAATCTGGACTCTCCTCGGAGACACCACCGTTCAGGAGCTTCTTGACACAAGACGTGTTGAGGGCGGACTGATCGACCTCCAGAAGTACAAGGAAGACGGTGTTGCCTACCACGGCACACTCAAGCTCCCTGGCTTCGGTGATGTCAAGCTCCTGTCCTACGCTGGCAGGTACACCAAGGATGACGACTCGGAAGCCTACATCTTCCCTTCTGGATCACTCCTGTTCGGACGTGCAAACCTCGGTGACACGAACTATGCAGCTGTCTATTCAAACGATGGACAGGGCAAGCTCTCACGCAAGGTTGCCGCCAAGGAGTTCGTACACGTTGTCGAGGGAGACGGCGATATTCCGTCCAACATGGCGGTATGTCTCCAGTCCTCGCCCCTGTACAGCCCGAAGATTCAGGGCGGTTGGATGTACGTCTACAACGCACTGTGAGGCTGACCGATGGATATGGCGGAATTTGACTTCAACATTGCCGAGGGCGAGTTCTCATCCAAGGCCGATGGCACGAGCGTAACGCTTGTCTACGGCGAGGACGAGTACGAGGTTTCGGGAATCATCAGCAAGAAGTACGCACGCAAGGAAGTGGACGGACGGTTCACCACCGACCTTCCCCTCTTTACGGTCAGCGTGACCATTGCCGAAAGCCAGATTCCGTCAGCCATTCCATCGGAGGACTACAGGGCGTTGATAGTCGTGATAGGAAGCGAAAGCTACGGTGTGCGCTACGTCACAGGAACTGGCTTTTTGACTCTCACGCTCAAGCCGCTGGACGGCAATGTGGCAGAGGGAGAGGAAGTTGGAGACGGTGACAACGCCCAAGGCTCTACGCAGGGCGGAAGCTCACAGGAGAACGGAAGTTCGGAGACCCCATCTCAGGGTGACGGCAATGATGGCAACGGCGAGGTCAACCCTCCAGAAGATGACGAGGAGATAGGATGATCGGAATTGAATTTGACAATCAACAGTTCAAGTCCTCGGTCACTGTCACCGTACAGCAGATGGAGAAGTACCAGAAGTACATCAAGAACCGAAACAAGCACTATCTCGCAGAGAGTGCTGTCGGGACGATGAACGAGGGCGTAAGGCTCTACTGGAACAGGCACTACAGGCTGAGAAGCGGACACACCGATGCTCTTGCCCTCTTTGCCAACGGTGCATCCATGGACGAGTTCGAGTTCACCGACAAGGAACACAGGTACAAGGGTCAGCCGACCCTCGCACCGAAAGCCAACTCCAAGACTTTCCGTTCCGCAAAGGGCAACAAGCGTCTTGTCTCATTCACGTGGGGCAAGCGCAAGGGCAACGCCAATGCCTTTGAGGACAGCCTGATGATTCATTCCTTCCCCATGAATCTCTATGAGGAGGATGTGAGGCTTGGAGGATGGGCGCAAGGCACGACAAGGATAGGCACGCACATCATCAGGCGGAGGCTTCCGTCAGAGGCACGCAAGCGTCTTGACGCTTGTATGACGACCTACGAGGCCGAGCTGCAGAGGTACTTCAAGGAAC